GACAAAAAATATAAAGACATAGGAGACATGGATGATGATGAGATCAAAAAGCTGGAGTTCCAGTTTGACAACTCTATCATGTCTATGCTAAAATAGAAAAAACAATAAACAAGGAGAAATAAAAAATGGCAATTGTAAAAGGACTAAAAAACATTAACGCATTAGTAGATAAGCCAAAGTTTGAAGGCACAGGTGCAAAGGTTCGTTGGTTTAAGATCGCTGACGGTCAAGCAGTAAAGATTCGCTTTATTGAAGAGCTTGATGAAGATTCAGCAAACTATAACGTAGATCGTGGATTGGCTCTAGTTGTATCAGAGCACACAAACCCAAAGGACTACAAGCGCAAGGCTGTAGATACAATGGAATCAGAAGGACGTGACTGGGCAGAAGAGATGCATCGCAAGGATCCAAAGGCTGGATGGCGTGCACGTCTTCGTTTCTATTGCAACGTTCTTGTAGATGATGGCATTGAGGCTCCATATGTTGCTATCTGGAACATGGGAGTAAGCAAGCAATCAGCATTTAATACTATTCGTGAGTATGCACTTGAAACAGGTAGCATCTCAAATCTTACTTGGAAGGTAAAGCGTAACGGTCAGGGTACTGAAACAAGCTATACACTTATTCCAAGTGGCCCAGATTCTGCACCATTTGATTGGGCAGGAATTGAACCTTATCCATTGGAGAAGGCTCTCAATAAGGTTCCGTATGCGGAACAAGAAGCCTTTTATCTAGGCTTTGATACTCCTTCATCTTCATCATCAGCAAACATTGACTGGTAATAGATGAACTACGTTGGCTTACATGTCCATACACACTACTCCTTAATGGATGGTGTTGCTACTCCAGAAGAATACGTGAACCGTGCAGTTGAGTTAGGGATGCAAGCAATTGCTATCACTGACCACGGTACTTTATCTGGGCATAGGGAACTGCACCGTATTGCAAAAGCAAATGGAATTAAGCCAATACTTGGTGTAGAAGGCTATATGACGACAAGTATGGCAGATAAGAGAGCAAAGGCAGACCGCCTTGACCCTCTTGACCAAAACTATCATCATATAGTCCTTCTCGCTAAGAACCAACAAGGTTTGGAAAACCTTAACAAGATTAATGAAATTGCATGGACAGATGGTTTCTTTAGTAAGCCAAGATTTGATTTTGAAACATTGGCAAAGTATAAAGAAGGCATTATCGTAACCTCTGCATGTCTTAGTGGTTGGATAGCAAAAGCTGTTGAGTTAGGTGAGCTTGCAACAGCAAAGAAACACATACAGTGGTTTAAAAAAGAATTTGGTGATGATTACTACATTGAGGTAATGCCACACAACCCACCAGAAGTTAATAAAGGAATTATTGAACTTGCTGATGCAGCAAAGGTAAAGATTGTTGTAACACCAGACTGTCATCACTCTGACACAAGTCAAAAAGAAGTTCAAGAGCTAATGCTTCTTCTTAATACTCATGCTAAATTGCAGAAGGATGTAACTTACGATAAGTCAAAGAAGCATGATTCATTCATGGATCGTCTTGACTACCTTTATGGTGCTGATCGCATGATGAGTTTTAATAAATTTGATATCCATCTTCTTTCATATGATGAGATGAAGGATGCAATGCTTAAGCAGGGCATTGATCGTGAAGACATGTTTGTGTCAACCAATGAGATTGCTGATAAGGTTGAAGGATACGACATTAAAGAACATTTAGATCTTCTTCCAGTGCAGTATAAGAAGCCTATGGACGAGCTTAAGAAGCTTGCACTTGAAGGTCTTAAGGAAAGAAAGTTAGACAAAAATGAAGAATACCTTACACGTCTTGATGAAGAGTTAGAAATTATTGGTGAGAAAAACTTTGGTCCATACTTTCTAGTTGTTCGTAACATGCTTAACTGGGCAAAGAGTGAAGGGATTATGGTTGGTCCTGGTCGTGGATCTGCAGCAGGTTCACTACTATGTTATGCTCTTGGTATCACAGACATTGACCCAATAAAGCATGGACTTCTTTTCTTCCGTTTTATTAATCCAGACCGTAACGATTTTCCTGATATTGATTCAGATATTCAAGATACTCGTCGTGATGAAGTAAAAGATTACCTGGTTAGACAATACAGACACGTTGCATCTATTGCCACATTCTTACAGTTTAAAGACAAGGGTGTTGTAAGAGACGTTGCAAGATGCTTAAACATTCCTTTGCCAGATGTTAATAAGGTACTCAAGGTTGTTGACACATGGGATGATTTCTGCACATCAAAGAATACATATTGGTTTAGAGAAAAGTATCCAGAGGTAGAGCGTTACGGAGACCAGCTTCGTGGCAGAATTCGTGGTACTGGAATTCACGCAGCAGGAGTTGTAACAAGCAAAGATCCAATATTTAGGTACGCACCATTAGAGACAAGATCAGTAACTGGGCAAGATGAAAGAATCCCAGTAGTGGCAGTTGATATGGGTGAAGCAGAAAACATTGGTTTGATTAAGATTGATGCTCTTGGTCTAAAGACCTTAAGCGTACTTAAAGACTGTATTGATATTATCAAAGAGCGTGAAGGAACAAAGATTGATTTATTAAAGATTGATATGGATGATGCAAACGTTTATAACATGCTATCTGACGGATACACTAAGGGTGTATTCCAGTGTGAAGCAGCACCATACACAAACCTTCTAGTTAAGATGCGTGTAAAGAACCTTGCTGAACTTGCAGCATCAAATGCTTTAGTTCGTCCTGGTGCTATGAATACTATTGGTAAGTCTTATATTGCTCGTAAACATGGTCGTGAGAACATTGATTATAAGCATCAAGTTATGAAATCATTTACGGAGGAAACTTATGGCTGTATTCTTTACCAGGAACAAGTTATGCAAGCATGCGTACAGCTTGGCGGTATGTCCATGTCGGAAGCAGATAAAGTTAGAAAGATCATTGGAAAGAAAAAAGATGCTAAAGAGTTTGATGTTTTTAAAGATCAATTTGTTAAGGGTGCTTCGCAATACCTTTCGCCAAATGATGCGTTAGATCTATGGCATGACTTTGAGGCTCACGCAGGGTACTCATTTAATAAGTCTCACGCAGTAGCATACTCAACACTATCTTACTGGACAGCATGGTTAAAGTATCATTATCCTCTTGAGTTTATGTTTGCGTTGCTTAAGAACGAAAAGGACAAGGACGGAAGAACTGAATACCTAATTGAGGCAAAGCGTATGGGTATCCCTATTAAGCTTCCTCACCTTAACGATTCAGATATTGATTTTAAAATTGAGGGCAAGGGTATTAGGTTTGGATTGACTGGCATTAAGTATATATCTGACAAGATAGCTGAAAGATATATTGCAGGTCGTCCATTTGCATCATATAAGGATGTTGAAGAGTTTACATTTACAAAAGGTAACGGAGTAAATAGCCGTGCACTACAGGCAATGAGATGTGTAGGAGCACTTACATTTCCAGATAATCCAGCTAATCCGCAGGAAGTAAAAGAGAACCTCTATGAGTACCTCAATCTTCCTGAGTTCAATACATCTATTCCGCAACATTATTATGCTTATATTAATGATGTTGAAGAATATGAAGAGACTGGATCATTTGTAATATTGGGTATGGTAAAATCAATTAAACGAGGAACAGGATGGTCAAGAGTTGAAGTTTTGGACAAGACTGGCAGTGTTGGTATATTTGATGAAGAGTCTACGTCTATTGAGACTGGTCGCACTTATCTTATTCTTGCAAGTGACAATAGGATTGTATCTGCAGTACCTGCTGACGAGATAAAAGGATCTAAGAGTTCCTTGGTAAAGTTTTTAAACTATAAGATGTTGCCATATAAAGAAGGCGAGCACTTTGTAGTTTCATTTAAGCCAAGAGTAACAAAGGCTGGAAAGAAGATGGCATCCTTAGTAGTTGCTGATGCAGGAAGAGAGATGCACTCAATCGTTGTATTCCCAATGCAGTTTGCAAAAGCATACATGAAGATTGAAGAAGGAAGCGTATATAAGTTTGATTTTGGAAAAACAAAGGATGGAACAATTACAATGAATGAGGTAGAAAGTGTTTGATAATCTAGCAGAACAAATTCACGCAAATGCAGTAGCAAAAGGATTTTGGGATCGCCCAGCAGATGAGATCTTTGTAACAAAACAAATGATGATGATAGTCTCTGAGGTTGTTGAGGCAATGGAAGCATTGAGAAAAGAAATGGACCCAGACCAAATGTCAGATGAGTTTGCAGACATTATCATTCGCACCTTAGACTTGTATGCAGGTATGGTAAAAGCAGGTTATATGACAAAATCTTTAGACTCTGCAATCAAACAAAAGATGGACAAGAACTCTGATAGACCTAAGAAGCATGGGGTAAGATTCTAATGATGACGGTAGAGGAAGTATTAGCTCAGCTTAGTCCAAAGCTAAGAAAGACAGTAATGGCTGGAGACACTGTTCCAGCAACAGAGTATGCAGCAACACCAAGTTTTGGCTTAAACCGTGCACTAAATGGTGGTCTACCGTATGGTCGTCAGGTATTAGTGTGGGGCTCAAAATCTTCTGCAAAGTCATCTCTATGCCTTCAAATGATAGGTCTAGCACAGAAGGAAGGAAAGATCTGTGCATGGATTGATGCAGAAATGTCATACGATAAGAAATGGGCAGAAAGTCTAGGTGTTGACTCATCAAAGCTTATTGTCTCGCAGTGTCGTACAATTAATGAAATGGTTGATATTGGTACTAACCTAATGAACGCTGGAGTTGATATAATAGTTATTGACTCTATTACTTCTTTATTACCCGCAATTTATTTTGAAAAGGACTCAGATGAACTTAAGCAACTTGAAAATACAAAACAGATTGGCGCAGAGTCTAGAGACTTTAGCAACGCTTGGAAAATGCTTAACTACGCTAACAATAAAGTTAAGCCAACTATGCTGGTACTTATTAGCCAGTCTCGTAATAATATTAGTGCTATGTATACTAGCCAGCAGCCTACTGGTGGTCAGGCTACTAAATTTTATTCTTCAACAGTCATTAAACTTTTTTCATCAGAATCAGACAATCAAGCGATTAAAGGTAAGATTCATGTTGGAGATAAGCTCATTGAAGAAAAAATTGGTCGCAAGATTCGTTGGGAACTACAATTTTCTAAGACTTCTCCTGGCTTTCAGTCTGGCGAGTATGACTTTTATTTCAGGGGAGATAATGTTGGTATTGATAGCATTGGCGATCTTGTTGATACGGCTGAAATGATGGGGATTGTAGAACGCACTGGAGCATGGTATGTATTGCCAGATGGAACTAAGGTGCAGGGTAGAGAAGGATTTGTCAATAGGGTTCGTGAGGATCTAGATCTACAAGATTCTATTAAGAATAAGATTTTAGATGTCTGAAAAATTTAAAATATTTTCAGGTAAGTTTCCATGCAAGACATGTGGAGAAGAAGTTACATCTGTAAGATTATGGAAAGAAAGTGCAGACCTGACATGGATGTGTTCTAGCAAACACCTGTCAAGGGTGCCAATTATTATGACAAGGAAAGACTTTGAGCGAAAGAGCGGAAAGTAAAAGAATTGGTGCTAAGCAGCACAAGAACTCTGGTCGTAATACACATAAAGGTGATGCAACCTGGAAAAACTTTACTGTTGACTTTAAGGAATGCTCTAAGTCTTTTACTCTAAATAAAGATGTATGGGCTAAGGCTGTTACTGATGCAATTAGAAATGGCAATGATCCAGCCATACTAGTTGTGCTTGGCGAGGGTAACTCAAAAATAAGATTAATGATAACAGAGTTTGAACTAATAGAACAAATAATAGGAGAAGACAATGAGTGAACAAACAACAATAGAAATGGTTAATGGACTATCTGAGATAGCTGATTATATGCAAGACGAAGAGCTTACCCAAGCCCTAACCTTCATTGCTAAGATTATTATCAAACCAGACATTCCTCTAAATGTAGCAACGGTAGAGATAGTTAGACTTCAGGCAATTGCAGCAAAGATGGCATTTAAGGCTACGTGGATGGCCAATGTTGATAAATCAGATCGTGGCAAGAAGAACCTTTATTATACGGCAGCAGAATCAATTAACAACTTGGTATCAGCACTCAAATATATTATGCGCTAACCTGGTATACTTATATAAACAAAGGAATATAATGACAAAGAATTTACTAAAGCAAATAATGATTAAAGAGGTTGAGACACCAGCACAGATTGATGCACAGGAGCTTGTAAAGGCTATTGAGGCTGGATATCTAGTTGGGCGTGAGCCTAAGCATACACAAAAGAAAACATTTGGTCCATCTACTATTGCCTACGGGCATGGAGAATGTCCACGATATTGGTACCTTGCATTTGAGGGAGCGGTATTTGAAGACAACTCTGATCCATACGCAGTAGCAAATATGACTAATGGAACTCTTGCTCATGGAAGAATTGAGACAGCGTTTAAGAACTCTGGTATTTCAATTGATTCAGAGTTTAAGATTTTTAATGATGATCCTCCAATTTTTGGTTATGTAGACAACTTTATTAATTGGAAGGGCGAAGAGGTAGTTGTTGAAGTTAAGACAACTAACAATGAAGTGTTTGAGTATCGCAAGCGTACAGGAAAGCCTAAGATGGGTCACGTTGTACAGATACTTATTTATATGAAGATTCTTAAGAAGGCAAAGGGTGTTCTTATTTATGAAAATAAAAATAACCATGAACTTCTTGTAATTCCAGTTGAGGTAAATGATCATTACCGTAAATGGATTGATGAAGCTTTTGAATGGATGAGAGTTGTTCGTAAGTCTTGGGAAGTTAAAGAGCTTCCAACAAAGAACTACAGATCAAACTCTAAGGTTTGTAAAAACTGTCCAATCAAAAAGGCATGTGATGAAGCTGGAGTAGGTGTTGTGAAAATAGCATCTCTGGAGGAACTGAGTGAAACTTTGTAGCAGATGTGATAATAGGTTTGATCCCAAGGTCAGTTATCAAATTTACTGCAGCCTTGAATGTCGTGACCTTGCTACAAAAGATAAGATTAAAGAAAGATATCAGGTAACTCGTAGACAAAAAAGGAAGGGGAAGGATCGCAGATGTTTAGGCGGATGCAATACTTCCCTTTCTATCTACAATGACTCTGGTTTTTGTGCTAATTGTAATGTAAGCAAAAAAGCAGTTGATAAGATGTTAAAAGAAATTAAAGGATTTATTGAGTATGAACAAGACTAAGTGGGGTGTTGCAATTATGCCTAAAAGAATTTGTGCTATTGATGCTAGCACTAATAGTCTTGCATTTTCAGTGTTTGATACATTTACAAAAAACATAGTAACGGTTGGAAAGATTAACTTTGAAGGAAAAGATACATACGAAAAGGTTATGGATGCAGGCAAAAAAGTAAAATCTTTTTTTGATATATACGGTGGGTTTGAAGCAATTATTATTGAGCACACAGTATTTATGAATAGTCCTAAGACTGCTGCAGACCTTGCCTTGGTTCAAGGAGCTATTCTTGGATCAGCAGGACAAACTGGAACACAGATTATAGGCAAGGTTTCTCCAATTACATGGCAAAACTTTATTGGTAACAAAAAGATATCAAAAGAAGAGCAACTTGTCATTAGGTCTACCAACCCTGGAAAGTCTGTTTCTTGGTACAAATCTTATGAGAGAAACCTTAGAAAAGAAAGAACAATAAGATTTATTAATACTATTTATGATAGAACTATTAGTGATAATGATGTTGCAGATGCTTGCGGTATTGGTCATTGGGCTCTGTCTAATTGGGATAAAGCAATTGGGGTTGACAAATAACACTATGGCTGCTAAACTATATACATCAGAAGTATGGCTAAAAAAACGATTTCTTATTGATAAGAAGTCACCAGAAGAAATTGCAAAAGAGTGTGGGGCAAGTGTAGAAACTATCTATGTTTATCTTGCTAAATTTGGACTAAGGAAGAGTAGGCGATGAATAAATTACAAAGAGTTGTTATTGGTCTTGGTGTTGCAGGAGCTGTTGGACTAACTTACGTCATAACAGCACTAAAGGGCATGCCAGAAGTATTTGATTGGGAAGATGACGAAGAGCAAATTCATGAGTGATAATTTAAATATTACAGTAGATCAGGTAAATCATCCACGTCATTATACAACAGACCCATCTGGTGTTGAGTGTATAGAGATTACTCGTCATCGTAATTTTAATATTGGTAATGCATTTAAGTATCTTTGGAGAGCAGGACTTAAAGATGAGTCAAAAACTATTCAAGATCTTGAGAAGGCAATCTTTTACATTAAGGATGAAATCAATAGACTAGAGGGAAAGTATGTCAACTGAAGAAGAACTAGTAAAGCATCTTGACATAATGAATGATGTTGTTAGCGAGTATCTAAAAGGTAGCGACCCAACAACCATATCAAAAGAGCTAGCTATTCCAAGAACTCGTGTTGTTGCATACATTGATGAATGGAAAGAAAAAACATCTAATAATACAGCAATTCGTGCTCGTGCTAAGGATGCACTTGCTGGAGCTGATGCACACTATAGTAAGCTTATATTAAAATCTTATGAAGTTATTGACGAAGCATCAATGACGAATAACCTTAGTGCAAAAACAGCAGCAATTAAGCTTGTAATGGACATTGAGTCTAAGCGCATTGATATGCTTCAAAAAGCTGGACTACTTGAAAACAAAGAGCTTGCCGAAGAAATGGTTGAAATTGAACGTAGACAAGAAGTGTTGGTAGGAATCCTTAGAGATATTGCATCAACACACCCAGATGTAAGAGACATAATCCTTCAAAGGCTATCAGCAATAGCAAAAGAGGGAGAAGTTTTAACTATAGTTTCTGTGGATATCAATGAATAGTTTAGACATGATTTCTATCTATGATGTACCAAACATAAAATTAGACTATGTTTTAGGTCATTGTTCAGAGCATGAATGGGCAGATGCAAGAGTTGCGGAGTCTAGATACAAAACAAACAATAAGCTTTCAGCAAAAGATATAAGGGATGCAAACGTTAAACGAATAGATGTTGAATTAAACGATCTGCTAAGAAAAGAAGTTGATTTTATTGTTAATGAGTATGCAATAAGACACAGCATTAATATAACTACTGGAGAAGGATATCACGTTGTCAGGTATGTTCCAGGACAATTTTTTGCAGAGCATATAGATTCTACTGAAGAATTTCCTAGAAAAATATCTGCAGTGCTGTACCTAAACGATAACTATGATGGTGGAACAATTACCTTTAGCAATCTTAATAAGTCATTTAAAGCAAAGTCAAACACTCTATTTGTATTTCCATCATCAGAAGAGTTTATTCATTCAGCAGACCCAGTTACTTCTGGCGTTAAGTATTGTATAGTTGGTTTTTGGTCATGAGTTTTAAAGAGTTCTTAGAAGTATTAAAGGAAAACCATTTTGTTGAACAGCCAGTAGATGCAAAAACATTTGTTGAGTCTCCAGATTATCTTGGCCAACCACCGCTTTCTGATATACAATACGACATAGTTGAAGCAATGAGTCAGATATATCGTAAAGAAGATGTAATGGATATTCGTGATGATGGTGAAGCATATTTTAAAAAGTACACAAAGAATGAGATCATTCTGCAACTTGGCAAGGGATCTGGAAAAGACTTCGTATCTACAGTAGCATGTGCATATGTAGTATATAAGATGTTATGTTTAAAAGATCCAGCAGTCTACTACGGTAAGCCTGCAGGAGATGCTATTGATATTATTAACGTTGCTATTAACGCTCAACAGGCTAAAAATGTTTTCTTTAAAGGGTTTAAGTCAAAGATTGAAAGATCACCCTGGTTTGCTGGAAAGTATAACCCTAAAGCAGATTCAATTGAGTTTGATAAGTCAATCACTGTTTACTCTGGTCACTCAGAGCGTGAATCACATGAGGGTTTGAACTTGTTTATGGCTGTGCTTGATGAAATTTCTGGCTTTGCATCAGAAGTAGCAACAGGAAATGAACAAGGAAAGACTGCGGACAATATATATAAAGCTTTCCGTGGTACCGTAGACTCTCGTTTTCCTGATCTTGGTAAGGTAGTTTTGCTTTCATTCCCACGCTATCCAGGTGACTTTATTTCACAAAGGTACGATGCAGTAATTGCTGAGAAAGAAATTGTAGATAGATCACATAAGTTTATTATTAACGAAGACCTACCAGAAGATAACCCAGACAACTTCTTTGAGATTGCATGGGAAGAAGATCATATTATTTCATACAAGATTCCAAAGGTATTGGCATTAAAGCGACCAACATGGGAAGTAAACCCTACCAGACAGATTGATGACTTTAAGATAGCATTCCTAACAGACTTAGGAGATGCAATGATGCGCTTTTTGTGTACACCAACCTACGCATCAGATGCTTTCTTTAAGCAAAAGGATAAACTTATTAACTGTATGACTTTAACAAATCCTGTGGATAGTTTTAGAAGGTTTGCAGAAAACTTTAAGCCAGACCCAGACAAGCAATATTACATTCACGCTGACCTTGCACAGAAGCACGATAAGTGTGCAGTTGCTATTGCTCACGTAGATAAATGGGTAAATATCCAGGTAATTAAAGATTATGAACAGGTAGCGCCCATAGTTGTAGTAGATGCAGTAGCATGGTGGGAACCAAAGGCAGAAGGACCCGTTAATCTATCTGAAGTAAAACAATGGATTATTAATCTACGCAGACAAGGTTTTAATATTGGTATTGTTTCATTTGACCGTTGGCAGTCATATGATATTCAGCAAGAGCTAAAGCAGGTAGGAATAAGAACTGATACTGTTTCTGTTGCCAAAAAACACTACGAAGATTTAGCAATGATGGTCTATGAAGAGCGTATTGCTATGCCCATGATTCCCTTGCTTCTGGAAGAAATGTCAGAGCTTAAGATCATGAAGGGTAATCGTGTAGATCACCCTAGAAAGAAGTCTAAGGACTTGGCAGATGCTGTTTGTGGGGCAGTATTTGGTGCCATTTCTCATACCCCAAAGGAAATGAATATTGAGATAGAGATTCATACCTGGGGATCTGCGGATAAAGTTGCAAGACAGCAGAGAGCTATGGTAGAATTGGAAGACAGGCAAATGCCTGAAGATGTCAAGAGTTTTCTTGATAACCTAAAACTAATATAACAAGGAGAAAAATGAATTCATTTAAGAAGATCGCCCTTGCCGTGGCTGCAGCCATGACTTTGGGAACTGTCGCAGCAGCACCTGCGAATGCAACGGTAATGACTGTTGCAGTAACGCTAAACTCTGTAGCAAATACAACTAATGGTGTAATTGCTACACCTGCTTCATTGCCAGTCCCAGAGGACAACACAATTGATGCAGCAGATGCATTGCGCTTTGTAGCAACAGTTGCAACAGGAACATCAGTTACTGCTTCAGCAACTAACGCAACAATCGTGTCTGCACTACACACATCAGCAGCACCAGTAGGAGCATCGTCAGGATCATCATCTTTGACAATTGCAACAGGTACTGGAAATACTGCAACATTTTTTGTCTACACAAAGACAACAGCAATTGGTACAGTTGTAATCAACAACGGTGGAACAACTCTTACATACTATGTACAGGGAACTGCTGGAAAGATCAACAACCTAACAGTATCTGCTCCATCAGCAGGAGCTGCTGGTACAAAGCATGATATTCTAGTTACAGCAACAGATGCATTTGGTAACAAGGTATCTGGTAAGTCAATTACAGCAGCAGTGTTTGCTGCATCAGCAACACTAGATACAGCAACAGTAACAACTGGTGCAACACTTTCAGATTTTGGAGTTGCAAAGTTTACTGCAACACTACCAGCAACTGGAACACGCTCACTTATTACATTTGCTCCAACAACATCTTCTGATGCAACATCTGCAGACGTAGTTGGACTTCCTGCTCGTACACTTTCACCATTTGCAGAAATTGCAGTTCGTGATCTAGTTTCAGAGCTTGCTGCTGAGAAGGCAGCACTTGCTGCTGAGAAGGCTGCACATGCATCTACAAAGGCTCAGCTTGAAGCAGAAGTTAAGGCTAAGTCAGAACTAGCAGCAAGCCTAGCAAAGGCTAATGCTGACCTACTAAAGGCAACAGCAGAGGCAACTGATGCAAAGAAGGCAGAAGCAGATGCTCTAAAGGCACTTGCAGATGCAGGCGTTGCTGCAGATAAGATTATCGCACAGTTCAAGTTGGAGCTGGAAGCAGCTAATGCTTCACTTGCAACAGTTACTGCAGAACTTGCAGAACTAAAGGCTTCACATGCTAAGGCACTTGCTGATCTAAAGGCTACATCAGATAAGGCACTTGCAGATGCCAAGGCTGCTGCAGATAAGGCAGTTGCAGATGCTGTAGCAACAGAAAAGGCAACAGGTGCAAAGGCACTTGCTGATGCAAAGACTGCATCAGATGCTGCTCTTCTTGCTAAGGATGCACAGATTGCTAAGTTGACTGCAGATAATGCTGCAGCGATTAAGTCCATGAAGGCTGCATTTAACAAGTTGGCCACTCAGTGGAACAAGAAGAATCCAAAGGCTAAGGTTGCTTTAGTTAAGTAACAATAACTTAAAAGTTTGGGAGTCAGGAAACTGGCTCCCTTTCTTTTTGCCTATATGTCTAACTGAATAATTTGATATAATAGGTGTGAGGAGAGTACACCACTTGAAAAAGCTCTTGCGTATATTTACAGTTTCTACCCTTGCCTTTGCTTGGCTTCTTATAGCCCCTACAGAGGCCCACTCTGACGATCCACTAACAGTTGCTGCTCAGCAAATTGAGGAACTAAACAACAGCATAGACGACCTTGGATACAAGGATGAATTTATATCCTTAATCCAAGAAGCAGAAGACAAATATGATCTTGCCGTATCTGCAGAAGAAGCCAAGACACAAACCTCTGTCCTATATGATGACTCCCTTGACGCAGAAACCACGGCACTTGAAGAAAAAGATTTAGCCCAATCAGCGGTAGATGGACAAACAGCCACAATAGCCACTGCCCTAACTAATAAGAATAATGCACTAGATGCACTTGAAGTAGCCAACATTAATCTACAAACAGCACAATCTAACATGCAGT